GAACTCTATGGTAAGACTTTAGAACTGCAACACGAAAACGAACAATTAAAGAATCAATTAATTTTAACCTTAAAGAACAATGAGTAAGAAAGAAACAAGCATTAATGAAAAGCTATTTAACCTACAACAAGAAATAGGTACAATTAGCAAGGATGCAAGTAACCCATTCTACGAGTCAAAATATTTTGATATTAATTCACTTATCAAACAACTACAACCATTACTTAAAAAGCACAGGCTTTTACTTTTACAACCTATTGAAGAAGATATGGTAGTAAGTAAGTTGTTATGTGTTGATGGAACTGGTGGTGTTATAAGTGGTTTAAAATTACCTGTAATAACAGACCCACAGAAATTAGGTAGCTGCATTACATATTACAGACGTTACACACTTTCAAGTCTTTTAGGTTTACAATCAGAAGATGATGATGGAAATACTGCAAGTGGAGTAACGGAAGAAAAGAAATGGCTAAATGCCAATACACCTGAATACAGTAAGGCAATAGAATTTATTAAGGGTGGTGGTTCAATAGAAGCAATCAAAACCAAGTACAAGGTTTCAAAAAAGGTAGCTGATGAACTTGCAAAACTGTAGAGTAAAAAAAACATATTACACAACTAAATATAAAAACAAATCAATTAAAATAACTATATATGGATATTATCGGAAACATCAAATTAATTTCAGAAACTGAAGAAGGAACATCTAAAGCAGGGAAGGCTTGGGCAAAACGTCAAATCGTTGTAACAACGAATGAAAAATACCCACAAGACATTGCAATAGATTTTATGGGTGATAAAATACTTCAAGTAAATAACTTTCAAGTAGGCAACCCTGTAAGTGTTTCAATTAACATACGTGGTAATGAGTACAACGGAAAATACTATAACAGTATTAACGGTTGGAAAATAGCTAACTACATTGGAAACGTTAGTAACGAACAACAGAACCCTGCACGTGAAACTGCTGATTTACCATTTTAATTTAATGGGGGTTTAACGACCCCCTTTTTTTTTGTACATTTATTAAATGAAACAACTTAAAGAAAACGAACCTTTTCCTGTTGACTTTTGGAATTACAACGTAAACCACATAACAGGTTATCATATAAAATCTAACAGAAACGAACAAAACAAAGAAACGATTAAAAAATACGCTAAACCCCCAACAGGATTATGATAGCACAAGCAAAGAAACTACAAGTCAAAATATTAGATATAAAGTATGGAAGGGTTAAAGAAGGTTTAAAAATAGGCATACCTGAAATAGATGAATTTATCAGGTTTAAAAGGTCTACGTTAGCGGCAATCGGTCACGCAAATGTTGGTAAGACTACGGTTTTAATATACTTTTATGTATTATGGGCAAAGATTCATAAACTTAAATTTTTAGTATGGTCAAGTGAAAACACACCACAAAGTATATTAAGAAAGATTATTGAATTTTGGATGGGCATACCAATACAAAAAGCAACTGATGGACAAATTAATAAAGCTGTTGAATGGGCAAACCATCATTTTAAAATAATAGAAGTTGAAGAACTTTACAGCTACAAGCAATTATTAAAAGAAGCACAACAAATTAAAGATGCTTGGAATTACGATGGTTTACTTATAGACCCATATAATTCTTTAGCAAAAGATGCTTCAGTTTTAAAGATGGTAGGTAATTCTCACGAATATGACTATATGTGTTTAAGTGAATTAAGATTATTTAGTAATAAAAACAACATACAAGTGTGTGTAAATATGCACGGTGTTAGTTCGGCACTACGTCAAGTTCATTATGCAGGACACGAATACGAAGGTTTAACAAAGCCATTAGCAATGAGTGATGCAGAAGGTGGTTCTAAAGTTAGTTCACGATTTGATGACATCTTAACGCTTCACAGATATGTTTCACATCCTACTGACTGGATGTACTCACACATTCACGTGCAGAAAATAAAAGAAAATGAAACAGGTGGTAGACCAACACCATTTGAACAGCCTATAAGTATAAGAATGAAAGTTAATAATGTAGGATTTGAATATCTTGGAAAGGATTTACTACACAACACACAACCAGTACAGAAGTTAAACGTATGATAGTAATAGGAATTTTATTATTTATGGCATTTGTTTTTATAATGGTAGGACATTTTAAAGATGCTGAAATAATTATAAGTCCCATTAAAGGATTAATGTTTGGTTTTTTATATCACAAAGAACAATACGAAGAAGAAGATGAAGTTACCCTGCAATGTTTGTTAGGGGTAATTAGTATAAATGTGATATGGGTAAAGAAGTTAAATGGTTAGCAAAGGTAGCTGAAAGACATAGTGAGTGGATAAGTATAGTTAATAGCTTTGGTGAATATGATTTTGCTGAAGATATTGTGCAGGAATGTTACCTGACTTTGTATAAATATGCAGATGAAGAAAAGATTATTAAAAATGGTGTTGTCAGCAGGGGGTATGTTTATTTCACTATTCGCAGTTTGTATTTTCAGTATTATAATTCTAAAAGAAAAATTAAAAAAGTTTATCTTGATGATGAAGAAACTACCACAGAAATACCAAACTTTAATAAAATGGATGAAGAAATAGCTTACAACAAAATATGTACATTAATGGATAACCATATTGATAACTGGCGTTGGTATGAGCGTAAACTTTTCTTGCTCTATAGGGATTCAGGATTAAGCATACGTGGTATAGCTGCTGAAACTGGAATAAGTTGGGTAAGTATATACCACACATTAAAAGCTGCAAAGCAAGAACTTAAAGAAAAGTTTGGTGAAGATTATGATGACTATAAAAATGATGACTACGAATTAATATAATAACTATGGAAGAATTTAAAGGTGATAAAAGAAGCAAAGCGTACAAGCAATGGAAAAAGAACCACGAAGCAAAAAGCGAAGGCTTGGGTCATACGGTGGAAAAAGTATTTGAAAAGGTTGGAATAAAAAAAGCAGTTAAGTTTTTAGCAGGTGAAGATTGTGGGTGTGAACAACGTGCCAAAATTCTAAACGACCTATTCCCATATGAAAAACCATTATGCTTAATGGAAGATGAATACAATTATTTATCAGACCGTATAGGAAAGATTAATAAGATAACATCTGAAGAACAAAAAGAATTACTTTCTATATACAATAGAATATTTAAGGATAAAAAAGAATTAACTTCTTGTAGTAGTTGTTTTTTAAATGGTGTTTGGAGTAAGTTAGAAAAAGTATATAAAGAATATTCTTAATGGCAGTATCAAAAGGTAGGTATCAATATTCTTTTAAACAAGGAAATGATGCAGAAAAAAAATTTAAAGATTTAATGGAATTACGTGGTCACACTTGTATTAAATCAAGCCGAAGTGATGATATTAATAAACACATAGATTTTTATGTAAATGAATTTTCTGTTGATGTTAAAGGAAATAGGCATTTAGAAACTATATGGTTAGAATTAAAAAACGTTAAGGGAAATAAGGGTTGGTTAGAAGGTGAAGCAGATTACATTGTATTTGATGTTGTTGAGTTAAAATCTTTTTGTTTCTTTAACACAGAAGAATTATTTAATTATGTTAAAGATATTAAGGAAATTGCAAAAGATAAAAAAGATTACAATAAACTATACACGAGAAAAGAAAGAAAAGATGTTTTAGTTAAAGTAAGATACAATGACATAAAACATTTAGAAAAACAAAAGATAAAATATGAACAAGAAACTAAACAATCTTAAAGAAGCTGAATACTATACTAATTTTAATTTAGTAGGTGAACACATAATTAAATCAAAAAATCTAAAACCTAAAAACAAAGCATTAAATGAAATGTACTTTGCGTGGCAGGAAATAGGATTCTATGTACATACTCTTATAGGTAATGAAAGACTATACAACGATTCATTAAGTGAGTATAGAATGGATAAGATACGTGCAATAGAACGTGCAAGGGTTGCAGATGATAAGGTAAAAGGATTAGAAGAAGAGATACAAAAACTAAAAACAAGAATAGATGTTGGTATTTAAAATTATTTTAGGATACGGACTATTAAGAATAATAGAAGCAATGATAGTCAAAGCAATAAAAGAAAGAAACAATGAGTGATTCAATAAAGAAGTGGCACGAAATGCAAGAAGATAAAAACTGGACTGCTGATAGCACAGGATATTCTTATAACAACCTACCTAAA